ATTTCGTTAAAATACTGGCATATCGTAATTCACTATTGACAGACCCATTTACTTCCCTGTACCCTTAACCAACACTCATCCTCCCCCTTTCTCGCAATATGCCTCCGCTCACAAGGCGGGGGCAGTTAAAAATGTAATAGAGTTTGCGGAGCTGGCTTAATGAATGAGGGGTTTCCGATCATGCGGCCTACCGCCTGTTTAACAGCAGGTCCGGTGGGCTTTGCTGTTTTTGGGGGTTAAGGGTGGATAGGGTCAAACTTTTGGCGGAACTCACCGAAGATGAAGGCAGGCGCGTCCACCCATACAAGGACTCGCGTGGTATCTGGACCGCGGGGATAGGTCATAACCTCGAAGCGGCGAAGGCTTCCTGGTCTGATATATCCGTATGGCTGAAGACCGGTGTTCCCGATCAGGTTATCGTGGGCTGGTATAACGACGATGTGAATAAGTCCGTTGCCTGCTGCCGTGAAATATTCCATTGGCAGGATGAACATGACGTCGACTGCGGCTACGATTCCCTTCCCGACAATGTTCAGCGCGTTCTGGTCAATATGGCGTTTGTGTTGCGCTTCAACCTGCTTTACTGGCACGACCTGAAGGAAGCGATTGTGAATAAAGACTGGCGGGCGGCGGCAATGTCGATCATGTCGAGCAAGTTTGCTCATGAGGCGCCGAATAGGTGCTCTCGACTGGCTGCAAGGATGATCCAGGGATGAGCCCCGAGCGTCGAATGTTCTTTGAAAAGTACGGTTTGTTGGGCGCCATAACTACCGTAATTGCAGTGGTTTTTGCGGTAGTCGTTCAGCTCGTCGTAATCTCGAAATGGACCGGGGCTATTGAGGAGCAGGCAAGGGCAATGTGCCTGCGCATTTCCGTTTTGGAGTCGTTCAAAGAGACAGCGAACACGAACTTCACACCGAGGGGCGAGCACAACGATGTTAAGGACAGCGTTACTATACAGCGGGAAATGACTGCTCGCGCCCTGGAAGACATTAGGAAATCCGTAGAAAGACTCAGCGACAAGTTGGATAGGTGTACGGTGGTACAACGGCCGAAAGGGACATAAGATGCAATACAACTTAGGAAAATTACCTCCAATCCAGGAACACATCGACGAGGCCTTGCAGTTCGCAGACCTCGTGCCGGTAACTCTACCTCCGATCCCCAATATGTACGACACTCTGGGTGCCGTCTACGCAAGCTTAGGTGAGAGTGACCCGGCGGTACTTTTCCCGCTCGACGGCAACGGCCCTGACCCGGCTGTACCGACTGAGGACGGCTACGGCAACTGTGTTGAGTGCATGAAAGCCCATGGCCGGACCGTTTACGCGGGTCTTGTCGGGAAACGGGTTATTCCTACGGCGCCTGCGGTTGTAAAGCAATACCTCGCGGAAACAAAGGGCAAAGACAGCGGTCTCAATATCTCCAACTCCTTGGATAACTGGATTGCAAATGGATCGTTCGGGGAGAAACCGACAGTCAAGGTGTTCATTGATCCCTCTAACTGGGACCATGTAAGGCTCGCCGCTTTTCTCTTCAAGTACCTCCATACGGGCGTTTCTTGTACGGATGATATGCAGACGGCTTTCCGCAACGGCCAGGTCTGGACCGGAAGTGGGAATGTCCTTGGCGGTCACGGCGTTGGGATTCCTTCTTATGGGCTGACCGTACCGAAGTTGGGAGACAACCTCTTGCCCATTCTCACATGGGGCGGGATTCTGTACGCCACCAAAGACGCACTGACCCAGGTTGATGAGATGTGGATTGTAGCGTCCCAGGAGATGATTCAGAGTGCGAGTAGGTTCTGTCCGGAGTTCACGGGCAATCTACTCGATGCAATGCAAGCTATAGCGGATCAGCGATAGGAGTTTTAACATGGGCATCTTTACAGATAAAGCAATCGAGATGGAGAGCGCGGCCAAAACCCACATTGCGAAAGCGCGGGTAGCGGCCAAGGCTAACTACGAAAATACCTTGGCAGACATCGACCGGCTTGAAAAAGCCCTGACTGGCGAAGCGGACAAGCCCCCCATAGGGGTTTATCCCGAAACCGCAACCGCTCCGATAGTGGAGCCCGTCGTTTTGACCGGGAAGGTCGAGGAGCAAGTATGAAGTTCAAAATTAGAAAATCGTTTTTAGTGGTAGTTCTCGCCACCATGATTGGGTGCGCAGGAACACTTACTCCAACAACGCTCGCTACCGACTTCTATAATGGCGGCCTTGCTTTTGGAGGGTTGGCAAAGATAGCGGAAGTTGTGCCCGTTGTGGCGCAATATGCGGTTCTTATTGATGCCGGGATCGGGACTCTTTGTGCACTTAGATCCCCAACAGATGCAGCCGCGACTCTTCAGTCAATCACCACTGAGGTGGCAAATCTCTACGCTCTAATCTCAGGCAAGAATAACTCCGCCGCTGCCAACGCTGAAATTGCAGCCGGACTTGCGGCTTTCAACCTCGTGTGGAGTGAACTACAGAGTTATGTCGGGAATGCCTCATCGTCCGATGCACTCCTTTACCTTTCCAACTTTTGCAATGGGGTGTGTGTCGGTTTTAACGGCCCTACTGCTTCCTCAAAAATGGGAGTTGTTATTGATACCGGAAAGGTTCAGAAGAGCTTTAGTTGGAATACTAAGGCCCTCTGGAAGAATACTCTCTACCTGTTTGGGATTCGGAACTAAGTTGAATAGCAAGCGCGTAACATGACTATGAACCAATAACCTTAACTTGGGTGCCGTGGTGATAACGACTGGCCAGACCCTACCATGCGAGGGATACCAACGCCTGACGCCGTTTCATTGGGTGGCTACCGGAGCGGCTAAAGTGGTGGGTGCTATTCGAAGACCCTTAAACCTGTGCATGGCGGCACTCAACCTTTAAGGAATGAAATGAGCGACATTTTTACGGAAGAATGGTGGGGATTCGACGTCGATTCAACTCTCGCTGAATACCATGGCGTTTTCAACCTTCTTGAGATTGGTCCCCCTGTCCCTGCTATGAAAGAGCATCTTCTTATTATGGTAAATGAGGGGAAATACGAGGTAAAAATCTTTACTGCTCGCGCTTCATTTCCTGGCCAGAAGGAAGTAATCGAACATTGGCTTGAAGACAATGGGATGCCCAAGCTCGACATCACTGACCGAAAGGACTTCCGCATGGCAGGGTGCTTTGATGATCGCGCTTGGCACGTTATCCCAAATACTGGCGTGGTAATATGGGAGTAGCATGCATGAGCGACCTGATACCGAACCAATGTGACTGCCCAGGATGGGTGAGAAGCTATCCGTCTTTAAAGGACATTGTTTTTGACGCATGGCTTCACGGACACACGTACTCCGGTGATCCGGTTTCATATTGTCCGTTTTGCGGAAAAGGGTTATCGCAATGATCGTAAACCCATGCGCCACATGCTCGAGCTACTTTGTCGTGGACCACAACACCTCGTGCCGTGACGGTTGCGAACGGTTCAGAGATTGGGAGAAGGAAAGGAAAGCATAATGTCGATACTCAGCTTGATTGTGGCTCTATGTTTCATCTGTCTGATTCTTTACATTATCAATTACCTCCTGGCCGTGCCCCCTCCGATCACGATGATCCTCAATATAGCCGTGGCGATCATCCTTTTATTTATGCTTCTGTCGCTGTTCGTGCCCCTGGGATCACTGGGGTCTACGCATGTCGGGAGATAGTCATGACGCCGTTTTTGACTGGCTTACTATGCGGGATAGTCATTACGACCATTGCAATCGTACTTGCGCGATGGATTGTATACAGGTAAGTGGAGACAACCATGCTGAAGTTTATTCAGACTGCCGCACTGGGAAATTGGGAAACCACACTGGCTGGGCTAGTCTTTGCGCTGGCCGTGGCGATCAACCCTATCCTGATACAGAACAGGTGGCCTACGGCGTTGGAGTGGACGATCATAGTTTCGTCCATTGTAAAAGGCCTTCTCACCAAGGACCATAACAAGGTTGGGACCGGGACTGTAGGCGATCCGATCCGGTCAACCGAGGCCAAACCAGATGATCATAACATTGTGAGTTTGAAATAATTTGAATTCTCATCAACGAACCAATGAAAGGAAAAACAAATGAGTAACGACATGGCATCAAAAGCAGCGCAGGATTGTGGTGGGCGCGGCGGTGGAAGAAAAGGCCCCAAGTCCGGTAGCGACAATCGAGAAGGCCCGCATGTAAACGAGGCACAGCACGACGCCAACAAGCACATCAAGAGCGTTAAGAACCAGAAGCGGCCTCGGTAGCCTAAAGTGGCAAAGCAGGCAGCGGCGGCAAAAGCCGCAGAGCATTACGGTCAACTCGCAGACCAGAACACTTCGTATGCTTACGACCCTTACGGGTGGGTGATGTATGCCTTCCCTTGGGGGAGCGGAGAGCTTGAGGGTGAAACCGGTCCTGACGATTGGCAAAGGGATTTCCTCGTCAATCTTGGCAATAGGGTTACGGACAACGCCCGCCCGGATGGTGGGGTAATCCGAGAAGCTATAGCGTCCGGTCACGGTCCGGGCAAGTCTAGTTTGGTGGCATGGATACTACTCTGGTGCCTTTCTACCTTCCCGAACAGTAAGGGCGTCGTAACCGCCAATACTGAAGGCCAGTTGAAAACTAAGACTTGGGCCGAACTATCCAAATGGCATAGGCTCTGCATCACCAAAGACCTGTTCGAGCTTGCTGCTACGGCTATTTATTGGAAGGGTAGGGAATTTGAGAAAACCTTCCGCATAGACATGGCTCCTTGGAGTTTGGAGAATACAGAAGCCTTCCAGGGACTGCACAATAAAAAGCAGCGACTTATCGTCATCTTCGATGAGAGCAGTGCTATCGCTGACGAAATTTGGAATGTTACCGAAGGTGCCTTGACCGATGTTGGGACAGAAATAATCTGGTGCGTGTTCGGCAATCCCACAAGAAATACCGGCAGGTTCAGAGAATGCTTCGATGGAGGCAAGTTCGCCCACAGGTGGAACCATAAACAGATCGACACGCGCACGTGCAAGTTTAGCAACAAGGTTCAGATAAAAGAGTGGCAAGACGACTACGGAGAAGACTCTGATTTCTTTAAAGTCCGTGTGCGGGGCCTCTTCCCTTCAGCATCGGATAGGCAGTTCATTTCCACGAGAGATGTGGATGCGGCTTATGGCAAGATACTCAGACCCGAACAGTACAACTTCGCTCCTAAAATTTTAACTCTCGATCCAGCATGGACCGGTAAGAACGAACTCGTCTTCGGACTTAGGCAGGGGCTTTTCTTCAAAATCTTACGCACTATGCCAAAAAACGATAACGATGTAGAAGTCGCCCAGATTCTCGCAAACGAGGAAAATAACCAGGGAGCTGATGCCGTATTCATTGATAAAGGGTGGGGAACCGGCATTTGGAGTTGCGGCCAGACTTGGAAGAAACAATGGGAGTTGGTTGACTTTGGTTCGGGATCACCCGATCAGGGATGCCGCAACATGAGGGCGTATCTCTGGAGGTGCATGCGCGATTGGCTGAAGATAGGCGGAGCCATAGAACAAGACCTTAAACTCCGCGCTGCAATCATGGCCCCCGAAACAGTACCGGGTAAAGGTGACGGCAAGATACAAATTCAAAGCAAGGAAGAACTTGACGTTGATGTAGGCAGAGCCGATGCCCTGGCTATCTCTTTTTTTAGGGAAGTAACAGAAAAGAAGAGCAGAGACAGGCTTACGGTTGGCAGCGTCCAAACCCACACGGACAATTCTTCCCCAAGCTATATCGGATTGGGCCGTGGGATTCAGGAGCAAACCGAACGGCAGACTTTCAGGGAAGTGAGTTGGAGACAGTAAATGTCCCAAGATGAGCGTCAAAAAATATCTGAGTACCAGCAAAAGTTCCTTCGCCTGAAAGATCAGCGGCAGGTTGACGAGGTTCTTTGCCAAGAGATCACTCGTCATTTTGCGCCCGAATGTGGCCGGTATCCTGGTGACGATATGAGGCCCGACCAACTTCACGGTAAACGCGCCGAAAGGATTCTTGATTCTACCCCACAGGACGCTTTAGAAGTTGCTCAAAATGGAATGAATAGTGGCCTTACTCCATCCTCTCGTCCCTGGTTCCGATTGGCGTTCAGAGACAAGAGCCTCAACAAGTACGGTCCTTCCCGCGAATGGCTGGATAAGCTCAGTGGTATCATCTATACCGTTCTACGGGTAAGTAACTTCTACAGTGCCATCCATCAGGTTTACGGAGAGATTCTTCTTTTCGCTACCGGCTGCTTCATGAAACAGCGCGACCCCGAACACGGCTTGAGATTTAAGACTCTGACCTACGGGGAGTATTGGATTTCATGTTCCAGTTTAGGAGTGGTCGATACACTATACAGATCCGTTTGGATGACGGCACGACAAATAGTTCAGCAGTTCGGGGAAAACTCCGCAAGCAAACAGGTTAGGACTGATGCAGAAAAGAACCCGTATGTTTCGTACGAGATCATCCATTGTGTGCAGCCTCGAAAAGATAGGAAGGTGGGTCGATCCGACAACCGCAATATGCCGTTTGAATCCGTGTGGTGGGAAAACCAGGGCGGTTCAGAATTAAGATCATCTCAGCAGACAAGCGGCGCTCAAGGTGAAGCAAAAATCCTACACGAGTCAGGGTATAAAACATTTCCCTATTATGTTCCCCGTTGGAAGATAGTAGGCTCCAATATGTACGGTACGGCCAGCCCTGCGATTAAAAAACTTGAAGATGCCAGACGTCTACAGGACATGGAAGAGTCCATGATTATCGCCGTGCATAAAGAAGTTGACCCGCCCGTTACGGCGGATACTTCTCTCCAAGGACAGCCCATCAGGACGGGTGCAGGAGGAATATCCTATCTGAACCAAACTACCGGACAGAAGCACCTCGAACCGCTCTACAACATAAAGTTCAACATTCAGGCGGGAGAGGCAAAGCAGGCCCAACTCAGGGAAAGAATCAAAGTAGGTTTCTACAACAACATCTTTCTCATGATGATGAACATTGAGAATCAAGCCGACCGAGTAACCAAGGCGCAGATAGATCAAATGGTATCTCAAGGGTTGCTTCAACTTGGCCCATTCATAGAACACATGACAGATGAGATATTGGATCAGGTTATCGAAGGAGTCATCGAGGAAGTCCTTGAATTCCCTGAATGGTACGGTCTTGAACCTCCCCCCAAGGAAATACAGGGAACGTCATTCAAGATTGAATATAACTCGATCCTTGCGGTAGCTCAAAAGGAAGTAGGCAAATCTGTAATTGACGAGAATGTTAATTTCGTAGGCGGAGCTGAAAAAATCTTTCCCGAAGCCGCCGACCTGATAGACATTGATGTGGCTATCAGGGAGCGCGCCGACATGACGGGATGCCCCGCTGGTGTGATAAGGTCGGAAGATCAGGTACAGGCTATACGGGATAGGCGCAAGCAAGAGCAGGAGAAGCAGGAACAGATGCAACAGCTTCAGCAGGGGGCGGGGTTGGCAAAGGCCTTGGGAAAAACACCTATGGACAAGTCAAAGCCTAACGCCCTGACCGAGATGGCGGGAGCAATGCAGGGCGGCGGACAAGAAGAACAGGGAGCGCAATAATGTCAAAACCAACAGCTGTATCGTTTGATGCTAAATGGCAGCGCGAGAGTGATGCCAGGACTCTGACAGAAGCAAAGCAGATCATGGGCGACCCTAATCGGTTAAAAGGTGCGGCCAAGGCAGCACAGTCAATGATAAAGGACAAAGCCGAAGAAGTGAAGGCATTACGCACCGTTGCCAATAAGGCCGCTCCCCGCTCCGGTGGCAAAGTGGCAAAGAAAAGGTAATGGAAATACGCCAACGCGAAAGAGAAGAACGAGAAGAGGCCGCGCGCGAGATACTTGTGATGCGGTTGAATCTTCATAATGATTACGCTAAGACCTTCGGAACAGAACACGGCCGTAAGGTCTTGACTGATATAATAAATAGTAGTTTCATATGGAGAACATCTTTTACAAATTCGAGAGATACAAGTTCTTTCAACGAGGGCGTTAGAGCTTCGCTTCTGGCGATAGCCGACAACATCCCAGGTATCTACGCCGAGTGTGTATATAAACAGGGGCAGTCGGCAGAACAAGCCCTGATAGACGAGTTGAATAGCCAGAAAAAAGAATTGGACGTAAAATGAGAGGCATACCGATGAGTTGCAAGGAAGTGGCTGACTACGATACAGCGCAAGCAAGGATGCTCTGCTACGGCAGAGGCATATCTGATTACTGTCCAAGCTGCCCAATGGATAGGGCTACTTATCTTTGCGGCAATGTGTGTGATTTAAAAATAGAGATGGACCAATACACCAGTAAATTCGTTTTCGCACATCGGAAGGAATATTTTGAAATGGTAGGAGACATATAGCGTAATAATTTAATCTGACAATCTTTCCATCCGGGTTGATCCCCCGTTGATGGAGCCAATATCGAAGAAGGCTCTCCTGTGCACAGGCCGGTGAGGGCCTTTTTCTATTGGCGGACTAAACAGGAGAACCAAATGGCAGATGTAGCAAGCGGCGGCACGATACCCAACGTAAGCGGAACTCCCGCCCCCGATGTGAGTGCGGCAATAGTTGAAGGCGGAGCGGCTGGTACCGGCAACTCCGATACAAACGCAGACGCGGGAACCGCTGGAGCAAACGGCAAGATCGAAGCTCCTAATTGGTTCGATGGTCTGAGCGATGAATACAAAACGTCCGATTCCTTTAAGGACTTCAAGGGCAAGGACGTATCCGAGCTTGCAAAAGCTCATCTCGAACTCCAGAAAGCAAAGGACGATATAACAAAGCAGAATGAAGAACTCAGCGCCAAACTCCCCAGGGTTCCCGAAAATGCAGACGGGTACACTCTCGATATACCAAAGGGCTTGCCGGTTGATCCTGCCTTTGTATCCACGATGAAGGAAGCGGCACACAAGGCAGGTGTGGGACAGGAGCAACTAGAGGCACTTGCGGCCCCATACATCGCGTCTCAAAAGGCATTTATGGATCAAGTAGCCAAGAATGAGCAAGACGGCATCGAGGCGCTGAAGATCGAGTGGGGATCGGAGTTTGAGAGTAAATCGAAACTGGTGCAGCAGACTTTCAGAAAGTTTGCTTCAGATAGTGAATTTCAATATTTCGAAGATACCCGGCTTGGCAGTAACCCGACCCTAGTCCGTTTAATGGAAAAGATCGGTAAGGCGATCAGCGAAGACTACGTACCCCCTTCAGACGGCGGTGGTCAAGGTGGCGGCGGCGAAAGTCCCACCCGGAGAGACGGCCGTCCCATGTTTGACTACTCAAAAAGTATGGGATCAAACAAGAAGGGCAGAAAGTAGCAACGCATCGTATTTGCCAAAGCCGGAGATACGAAGGAGACATAAATCATGGCAGCAGTATCGACGATGGGAAGGTTGACCCTTCTTGAAGCAGCCAAGGCGACCCACAATAACGAAATGATTCGGGTTGCAGAAATCCTCTATAAGATGAAACCCGGCATCCAGCATCCGATCTGGAAAGAGGGAAACGACATGACCTCGAACGTGGAGGTCCAAAGAACCTATCTGCCCGCCGGTACATGGCGCGGTTTTAACGTTGGCGTAAGTCCTGACATCGGGCGCAGGAAGCAAATCCGGGATTACATCGGTATGCTCGAAGGCTATATCGAACTTGATAAGGGCCTTGTGGATAAGATGCCCCAACCTCAAGAATACCGTATGGATGAGGTTGTCGGGTCAATGGAAGGCATCGCTCAGACATGGGCTACAAACCTGTGGTACGGCAATGTAGCCACAACCCCGCTTGCATGGACCGGACTTGCACCCCGTATGTCCGCTTTGAATAGCACGACCATTCAGGGATGCGGCGGTACTGGCGCGGCCCTTACCTCAATGTATGTAATCCTTTGGGGCGAAGATACCGCTTTCATGGTCTACCCGCGCGGCGGCGAAGGCTGGCTTCTGCATGAAGACTTGGGCAGGGACACCAAACAGTTCAGCGACGGTAGCCTCATGGAAGTCTACCGTGACCATTTCGTTTGGGAGGGTGGCCTTGTTGTAAAAGACCCCCTCGCTATCGGCCGTATCGCAAATATCATCCCCACCGGATCGGCATCAACATGGGATGACGATACCTTCATTTCCGTTATAGCGCAGATGAGAAACCGTGCCGGCGGCGGGTATGCCTATGTGAACCGCTTTATTTGGGCGCAGGTTTACAAAGCGGCCAAGGACAAGGGGAACGTCTGGTACACAATGGAAGACCCCTGGGGAACCGGAGAAGTTCCGGCCGTGTTGGGAGTTCCGATCTATATCGACGAAATGATTAACAACTCAGAAACCCAAATCAGCTAGCACTTGCTTGGCTTGGAAGGAGCATAGATATGCCTTACGACTACTACGCACTCTTTACAAAAACCACCAACCCGCAAGCACTCGGAAACACCGGAGCCAACGCGAGCGACTATATTGACACCGGAGTTGGTACGGATGCTTTCGGGGCCGTACTTGCCAATTTTGACATTGGTATGGGCAAGCCCGTGTTCGCAAACATTCAGATGGCGGCTGCCGGGGCTTCGGCTGGCAACACCATGACATCAACCTTCGAGCTTTGGGGCTCGGCCACCACTTCGGGCTTTGCAAAACTTGTCGGTTCGGTTGCCTTCACTCAGGCGCAACTCGTCGTAGGGTTCGGGACGTTCATCGCCATTCCTCCGAACGCTCCCAGATACCTTGAGATCGTAAATACTGTAGCGGGCGAAAACGCTACAGGAGGAACCTTTACGGCATGGCTTTCTGGCGAACCCCTTCCGACTGGATCAGGAACGTAAACAAGACTTAACCTGGGGCGGGGGAGGGAATCCCCTTCCCTTACCCAAGGAGAACTGAGTATGGCTAAGGAATATAAATTCGATCCAACAGGGGCGGCCCAAGTGCAACCTGAGCCCGAAGAGGTAAAGGGTGTTCCCCGCATTACCCATTGGGTTTGCAGGGAAGACAAATGTTTCTGGACCCGTCCTGGTACTGATGGTGGGCATCTCTATAGAAAGGGTGACACAATAGACATAGAGTTCTCGCAACACGAGACGCCGCACAAGTGGGATTATGCCCGCGAATACTGGTATCCGGCAGGCGCTTCGGTTGTCGATGTTGAAACCGATAGGCTCATCCCCTTTCAGTTTGAACCGTATGATCCAGAAGGGGCAAAGGAAACGAAGAAACTTTGGGCCAAGATTCTAGTTGATCCCCGAAAGATCAACTACGCCAGGAACAAAGTTCCGGTAGGTGGGCCAGGGGAACCCTTCAATTTCAGGTTCGAGATCATGGACACGAAGATCAATGTGGAAATTCTCGACGCTCCGGAACCAACCAGTCCGAAGCAGCTTCTCAATCCTGCTCCCGAACCGGAAAGATTTAATCCGGCCGATATGTCAACGGGGCGGGCTATACGTTAACGAAAGACCTGACGCGCCAGGTACTCAGCCTGGTTAGCGACCTCGCTCTTGGAGAGCGGACGGACAGGAGAAATAAAAATGAGTGGAACTGTTGAAAAAAGACGTAAGCAGATTGTTGAAGATCCGATCAATGGACTGTCCCTTATTGCCGATGTAATCGGAGTCGGAATTTCCAAGTTCCAAGTAGCTTCTCATAACTACGGCGCTGCCGCTGTTGATTGGACGGCTACCGCCGGTGAGAACCGAGCCCAACTCATTATCGCTACAAACGCAAACGGGGCCGTAAATGCAATTTTTAAGGCTCGTAAGGGACAAATCATTCTGGTTGCTAACTCGACCGGGTATGCGCTTACGGTGAAGGGGCCTAGCCCGGCAACCGGCGTTTCCGTAACCAACGGTACGGTTGTTTGGCTTTATGGGACCGGTACTGATTTCGCATCCATATCTGGGACGACGGGCGGCGGCGCTGGTTCATTCACAACTCTTGCGGCGTCCAGTACCGTTACTCTATCTCCGGTGAGTGCCAACGTTGCTATCTCTCCAACGGGGACCGGGACAGTAACCATCAGTCCTGTGGCTACGGTTGCCATTTCTCCCACCGGCGTTCTTACTGTGAACCCGACTGCGGCCAGCACGATGAACAATGTGGCAATAGGCGGGTCAACCCCCCTTGCCGGAGCTTTCACCACCGTAGACGCCACTACCTCAATCAAGTTGAAAGGTTCCTCAACCGGTAAGGCGGTCATCGCCACGGCTAATTCGAGCGGTTCGGACTATACGGCGACCCTGCCTGCGGCAACCGATACGATTGCGCTCATCGCGGCCACTCAGACCTTGACCAACAAGACTATTACCGGGGCCGTCTCTACCGATTGGTCGCGGTGTTCCAGCCAGCAGGATGCTACATCCAACATAACCCTCGCCAATGTGACAGGTTTGGTGGCGACCGTAGTGCCGGGGACTTACGCTTTTGTGGTGAATCTGCCTGGAACAGCGACAGCCAACGGCGGCATCAAAGTGGCCTTCAAGCTGACAACGACCGTCCTGACTTCAATAGAGGCTACCGGCAAGGGGTTTACCGCTTCCGCTTTGGTAACACAGCATACGACCACGACCGCCGACCAAACGCTCCTTCTTGATTCTCAGACTGCGATTATCGACACCGTAATACGTGGGTCGATGGTAGTTGGAACGGGCGGAACAATTCAAATGCAGATGGCACAACATGCTTCTCACGCCGATACGTCCAGCGTCTATGCGGGTGCCACAATGCAGTTTACACGTATCGCCTAACCTGAAAGGACAACTCGCATGAGCGGAATGTTTGGGGGATCAACCCCCGCAACGCCCCCCATGCCGCCACCGGCTAAAGAAACCGAGCAGTCAACGGACAATGCGGCAAGCGCCGAGAAAATCCGTCTCATGCGTGCCATGGGTCGCCAAAGTACTATACTGGGGCAGAACCAAGGCACTGGCGGCGCGAAGACTCTTTTGGGGGGATAAACACTTATTCTAACGGGAAGCTATCACCCATAGAAAGAAAGGTGATTAATGGCAGGCTCACTCGCGCAATCGGTAGTTCAGACACGAAACAATCAGCTCATAACTTGGATCGTCTCTTTAGTGTGGACCACAGACAGCAGTGGTGTTTTCACGGGAACGGTTCTCAATTCGGACATCTTCAAAAAAATAGCCGGTTCATATCTATTCCGGGTGAAAACCGTTCCGGGTACTTCATCTCTGGAACCTTCGAGCACTTATACTGTAACGCTAGTTGATGCGGATGGGTATGACGTTTTAGGCGGTGTAGGCGCTACCAGAAGCCGCACGGCCACCGAAGCAGCTATCCCTAAGCAGGATACCGCCAATGCTATCTACGGGGCCGTCCTTATAGGTGAGAGCAACAGCGATTCGCTAACCCTGAACGTTTCGGGTCCGGGAAATTCCGTACAGGGGAAAGTGAAGTTGTACCTGACCGCAGCAGGAGATTAACGTGGCAAGCATTGAACAGATCGGAACAATGGCAATGACACTTTTGAAACGTAAGCCCATTGTCTCGATCACGGAAAATACCGAGCAGGCGCAGTTGGTCAGCGCCGCCTATCCGATCCTGCTTGACTCGCTTCTCGAAGAGTATGCCTGGACGTTCGCAACTGAGCGGGTTCAGTTGCAGCAGCTATCGACGGGTCCGGCTTTCGGTTACTTGTATCAATTCCAGATGCCTCCTGATTTGATAATGCCACTCGACCTAAGCGGGAGTGAAGATGAGCCCACTGCCGGGGTCGTTTGGCCCGATGGGCTGTGGCGTGATATTGATTCCTTCCCGTGGGTTGTAGAGGGCGATTTACTCCTAACAAATATCCCTTACGTCTTCTTGAAATACACTTATCGAGTTACCGAGACGGGGCTTTTTTCGGGCATGTTCACGTTGGCGTTGGCCCACAACATAGCGGCAACTTTGGCATACCCGATGACGGGAAACGAAAAGCTTTCAGAAGAGCTTATGAAAATATCTGCCGGTCTTATTGCCAAGGCGCAGGCGCGAGATGCACAGAAGGGAACGTGGCAACCGCCCGAGCAAAGAGACTCATGGCTCAAAGGCAGGAAGATGTTTAGAAGCCGTGGCTGGCGGCAGGGGCCGAGTGAATAATGCCTAACCAATATTCTCTTATATCCGCCCTAAACTATGGCGAATGGAGTGCGAAGCTGCTCGGTCAGGTCGAAGAGCAAGGCTATAAAGATGCCTGCCAGGTTTTAGAAAACTTCCTTATCTGCCCTCATGGTCCGGCGTTCGTTCGCCCGGGTTTCAAGTTCATAGCTCAGACCAAAGACCCGAGCGTTACGGCGAGACTCATACCGTTCATCTTCTCCAATCTCGAATCCTACATGCTGGAATGGGGAAACGAGTACATCAGGTTTTTCTCCGGTCCTCCGTACTCATGGATTCTGGACCCCAATACCGGCTTGCCCATTGAGGTCGCAACTCCGTACCAGACGGACGATCTACCCTATATACAGACGGCCGAAAGTTTCGATGTTGTCTACTGTGTAAACCCTTTACACCCGGTCTACAAGCTACAGCGGTTCTCCCAAACATCATGGTCGTTCCCGGCTGTTAGCTTCAACGATGGTCCCTACATGGATCAGAACGACGATTCAACTTTGTTCATGCAGGTAAGCGCCACGGGTAGCGACGGGTCGCAAATAGTGCAGCCTCAAGCCGTTCTGAACGTTGTCAACTTTAAGTTGTTCAATGGACCGAATCAGCAGGCGGTTCAGGTAATTATTATTAACGGCGGCTCCGGGCTAACAGCCCCAGTGACGGCATATGCGTCAGGTGGATCTGGACTTACGTTTACCCCCATCATAGTAAATGGTTCCGTAACCAAAGTTAATGTTAGCGGAACTCCTACGGGATACACAACCGGAGACACCCTGACTTTTGTGTCGGCAGGAGGGTCTGCTTCTGCCTACGAAAGCGTAACTCTTACAGCGAGCTATAGAGGGCCAAAAACATACACAGGAACATGGACGGATGTTGTAACTGCATCGCAACCCGCCTTTACTGCGGACTCGCCCTCCCTGGGTTTTATGTTTACCCCGTCCGGTGGGTTCGAGGTTAATTCGGCGCAGCTCTACGTAACTGCGGCCCCT